CGCCCCACGCATGCCTGCCGGTGCGCTCCGGCTTGGCTGGCCGCTCCAGGGGCTCCATGTCGAACAGTCCGCCCTGTTCCATCACTCGGCGTCCCGCAGACCCTGGGCGGCAGCTGCCCGCCAGTCCTCAGCAGCCCGCAGCTGGGCCGCTGCGTGGCTCCTGCGCCCCGCTGGGGCTCCAGGGCCTGCCAGGCGCTCAGCGGCGCTCTGCCAGGCGCTCAGCATTTCCTCTGCCTCGCCCAGACGTGTGACTGCCAGGGCCCGCCTGCGCCGCCTCGCGTTCGTCTGCCTCATGTCCTTGGCTGCCTTTCAGCCAGCAGCTGCTCAACGGTGATTCGCCGACGCTTGGCCTGGCGCTCCAGGCTGTCGCGCTTGGCCTGCTCAGCCAGGCGGGCCACCTCGGCCGGATCCTGGGCAGCCGCAGCGGCTGTGATGGCTGCCTGCGCCTCAGCCCAGGCAGCAGCCCCGCAGCCATCGCACTGGCCCTTGGCGTCCAGCTCCACGCGGTAGAACGTGTGGTCACAGCCCAGGCAGTGGATCCGCTCTGCGTCCACAGCATCAGCAGGGACGCCAGCGTGCCCCTGGGCCCGCTCGACTGCCCGCGTTGGGCTGTCGGCGTCAGCCGCCCTTTTTGCTTGTTCCTGGGGCTCTCCAGCGTCCGCTGCGGCAGCCCCGCCCTGGTTTTCTCTGCTCAGCTTGCTAGAGCCTGGAAAGTCTTTTGTTTGTGCACCGCGCTCGTGTGCCTCACGGTCGTGTGCATCACGGTTGTGTGCATCACGAACGCTTGCAAGGGTGCCCTTACTTTTCTTCCTGTCAGGCATCGGTATGGGCTCCACCCCGGTGGCCTCCCGGTGCCATGCCCGGTACTGCTCCACCGTCAGCGGGGTGTCGCTCAGGTAAGTGTCAGTCAGGACGATGTTGCGCCCCTGGGCGTTGCTGCTGGTGCGCAGGAACTGGGCCCGGTAGCCAGCCGCCACCAGCTCGCGCAGACCCGCCAGAATGGACGACTGGCCCACGCCTGGGCGCAGCAGGTTGCGGTATCCCTGCGGCGCATCGGTGGGGCGGGCCAGCAGGATGGCCAGCAGCCCCAGCGCTGCGTAACTGATGGTGGAGTCATAGACAGTCTGGTTGGGGATGGACACGGATCCACGCCGGATCCTGGTCACGCCCTCCAGGGCTGCCGCGCTCACAGCGCCCGCCTGGTGCGCCTGGGCAGTGCCAGGACCTCGGCTGACTTGAGCCGCTTATGTCCGCCCAGCGGCAGCTCATACTCGGTCAGGTGGCCAGTGGCCACGTACCGATTCAGGGTGCGCTGGCTGATGCTCAGCAGCTCGGCGGCCTGGTCTTTGCGGATGTAGTAGGGCTGGGTCATTTCTCCCCCTGCACGGCTGCCAGGCGCTCGATGTCGTGGCGGTCAAACACGTAGGGCCCGCCCGGCCCGTCCAGCTGTGCCAGGTACGGGATCGTGCCCGCCTCGATCCGACGCTTCAAGGTAGAGCGGTGGTCGATGCCCAGCAGCTCCATAACCTCGCCGCTGCCGATCAGATCCCCAGGACTAATGAGCCTGGGCTGTTGCGATGGTTCCATTTTTCGTTCTGTCCTTGTCTGCCGGGCTCAACCCCAGCGGCTGGCCCTGCGCTGTCTAACCTAGCGCAACGCGCGTTGCGTCTCGTGCATTCAAGTCGCAACGCGCGTTGCGTCGGTGGCGTGGTTTGTAGGATCCACACAAAGGCCCAGAATCAAAACCCGCTAGATGTAGGCAAATCCAGTCCCGCAGCTGGCGCCGCCGGCTAGGCGGATCCCTACAAGATCCGGGGCTCCATAACGGTTTAGCCTGCGCCCATCACGCGCCCGGCCAGCACCACGGCGGTGCCCAGGGCTGTTACCAGGGCAGCGCCCACCGTGCGCACCAACCAGCGGTTAGCGTCCTCCAGATCCTTGATGGCCTGGTCCTGGGTGCGCTCGCCCACCACCCTGGCTGCCTCCAGGCGGGTGATGTCATCCCAGGTTGGGCGCTTCTCCAGGCTGCCGCTGATGCCTGCCAGGGTCTGCCCCTGGGTCAGCATCAGCCGGTACACCTCGCCCAGCGTGACCTCGGTGATGGTCAGTGGATCCGCCTGGGCCCCGTTCACTCGTGCTTGCCCTGGCGTCGGCTGGCCAGGGCAGCGGCCAGGGTGCCCCGCTCAGTCTTGACGTAGCCAGCCAGCCATACCAGGCACACCGCCACGGCTGTCTGCACCGCTGGCGGCATGGTGACGCCCAGGGACTCCAGCACCCAGGCCAGCACCGCCACGGCGGCAGCGGCCACCCCGGCAGCTGTCAGCTTGTCTGTAGGGACCATCAGGACTTGCCCGCTTCCGCCAGCTGCTCCACGGTGTAATCGGCGGCAGCCCGCGCGATGTCGTCAGCCTGGCCCCTGGGGATTGCGTCATTCTTCAGCTGCGCCACCGTGCGCCCGGTGGTGGCCTGGACAATGGACTCGGCCTGGATGGGGTGTATGCGCAACTTGCTGTCCAGGATGGCTGGCAGCCGCTCCAGCAGCCGCGCCACGGTCTGCTCTACGATGTCGTCAGCCTGGCCAGCGTCGATAAATCCGCCCATGAATTGTTCCTGCTCTTTCTTGTAGGTGATTACGGGGTATCCGCAAACGTCTTCTGTCCAGCCCCGGTAGCTCAGCGGCAGCTTGGCTGCGGTGTAGTGCGCCTCCAGGTCGGCCAGGCTGGGGTGGTGGTGGGGTGTGCTGCCGGTGGGATCCGTGGTGGAGTACACCGAACCGTCAGGCATGCGCAGCACCACATGGCCCTCGGGCACGCCTTGGACCCCGTACCACACCGGCACCGCCACCCCGGCCGGAAACGCCAGGTCATGGTGCTTGGTGGTGGATGCCTCCCAAGCTGCCGTGGCGTCGGGGTGCACCACCGGCAGGCCGAACGTCTTGCGGACGTACTCCAGGCAGTAGCCTGGGCGGCTGGCGATGTCGGGGTCAGGGGTGATGGTCTGCGTGTACATCAGGCCCCCAGATCTTCAAGCCAGATAGAGCGCTTGGAGAGGCTGACTGTGGTTGCCCCGGCCTTGGCTGCGATCAGCTTTAGGTTGACGGTCGCGGTGGTCGCGGCCTGCCAGCCAAACCAGACATCGAACGTGGATGCCGACGACGACAGCGGGGCGGTCCAGAATGTTTTCTGGTCGTCCACGGCGGTGCCCGCAGCGGTGCTGTCGGTGGTGGCGCTCGATACCAGGTTGAAAGCAATTGGCATGTTGGCTGCGGTGGACATGCTCTGCACCTGGTAACGCACCCGATACCAGCGCCCGCCCACCACGGACACTGACGAAAACTGCTCCAGCTTGGCGAATGTGGCGCTGGTGACGTCCACGTTGGCAGCGTTCACCTGGCGCGGCTGGGCCACGTCCAGGGCGGCCACCAGGGCATGCACCCGCTCGGCCTGGCGCTGGCTCCAGTAGGGCACGTTGGGGGCATCGCTGGGGCCTGCGTAGGGGATGGCCCAGGGTACTGCTGTCGTTGCCATTGGTTAGTTCTCTCCTAGGTTGGATGGTTCACGGGTGGCCAGGGTCATAGACCCTGCCCCCAGGTCAAAGGTCACTGTCTTGACTATGTGGCGGATGTCCCCGGCGCCGATGGCTACTGTGTGCCCTGGCCGGATCCAGTACGCTGCCACCGCCTCGATGGTGTACGAATCGCCACGGGTGGACAGCTGCGCCACCGTCAGCCTGGCTGCCTCATCAGCGCTGTACTGGTCGGTTTGGACCGCGCGCTCAGCGAAGAAAACCTTGTGCCCGGCACCGGTGCCCCGGCTGTCCGCTGGCGGGGCCCACTTGCCGAATATTTCCCGGTCCACCCCGCCACTGTCTTTCCACTTGTACTGGAGCACGGCAGCGGTGTAGTAGGGGTCGATGTCCTGGCGGTGAGTAATCTTCTTCACCAGGGATTCGGGGCCCTCGCGCAGCAGCGCTGCGGCCTCACCGGCTGCGGTGGGGCGGGGCTCCAGCCGCCAGGCCCCGGTGCTGTCAACGTAGATCCACAGCCCGGCAGCCAGCGCGATGGCGTAGAGCTGATCCCACAGCGGCTGGCCAGGCTCCAGGGCCACCGCCGATACCAGGTCGGGGCGGTACTTGTCCGGCAGCTGGGTGTTGATGGTCTGCGCGGTGGGGCAGGCATAGTCCAGCATCCAGGCGATGGCCTCCACCACCCCGGCGAAACTCTTGGTCTGCCTGGTGCCCATCCAGCGGTTGTCCTGGGTGCGCAGCTCGTCGCTGGTGCATTCCATCGCGTGGGCATCGCCCGGGGTGTCATTCTCGCCGTTGCGGATGTGGCCCGTGGCCAGCACCTGCACATCCTCACCGGATCCGCCAGGGTAGATGTAGCCCGCCAGCACCTCGATCCTGGTGGGCTGGCGCGGATCCGCCAGGGCCAGCAGTTCGGCCACTGCCGGGCTGCTAATGGAGAACCGCTGATGCGGGCTCCAGTCCTCGGACAGCGCCACGGTGCCATCGGAAATTTCAACGGTGGTGGCGGTGCCCCCGGTGGTGATCCGGGCATAGACGCGCTGGCGGTGAGTCTTGCCCAGCACGTCCTGGGCCATCGGATCATACGGGGCGGTGATGGGCAGTGTGGGCATTAGATTGTCTCGTTCAGTAGCAGGTCTTGGAACGTGGCATATTTCTTGGCCACGGTGGCGAACGTGGGGTAGGCGGCAGCCAGGGCATCGAACGTCCAGCCCAGCGAACCGGACAGGTCGCCGATGGGGCGGGCCAGCTGCACATAGCCAATCTCGACACCGAACACCGACTCAGCCCCGCGCGTCTCCAGGGTGGGGATCCCGTAGCTGGTCGCCGTGAAATACATGTCCATACCCTGATGTTCGGGCTGGCGCAGCATCAGCACCTCACCGCGCCTGGTGGCCTCCACCACGGTGGTGGCCTCGGCGAACGTCCCGCAGTAAAGCTTGATGCTGCCGCGCCTGGTGGACATCCCGCGCAGCACCGCCACCGGATCCTCACGGCCCAGCAGCTCGTGGATGGTGCCCAGCGACTGGCCGCCTGCGGAGTAGTCCAGCAGCGCCTGGATCCGTACTGAGTAGGCAGGCATCACCGGCACGAACAACCAGGGGTTGCCGATGTCCCAGGTTGTGACCTCGGTGTCCTCCCCTGCGGTGTAGCTCACCGTTCCGCTGGCTGCCTCAAAGTCGGAAACGATCAGGTCAGCCCCGGCACTCTCGGCGATGGAATCGGACTTGAAAGCGGTCCCGGCCCAGCGGTATTCGATGGTGGCATTATCGCTACTGCCGCCGTCGAACATCACCCCGGTATCGCCCAGCACACACCGGCTGGCCCAGGCTTTCTCGCCGCCCACCGTGGACCCTGATTTGAGCGCTACGTTCCACTCCAGCCAGTAGTACGCGGTGCTGGCGGGGGCGGTTGCCTGGTGCGTCATGGTCTGGTGAGTGTTGACCAGCATGTCCACAGCGGCTGAATTGTTGCTCCCCAGGTCAGCAAAGCTGGCATCAAAGAATCGGATAGCCAGGCTGCCGGTGGTGTTGGCGGTGTCGGTGCCGATGTCAAGACGAACCTTGATGGTTTCGCCCGGCACGGCGGTGGCCACCTCGTCGGTGTTGGTGGGAACCGTGGTGCTGGATCCAGCCCCCCAGGCCCCCGCCCTGCGCCCATAGGTCACATACACCCCGGTGCCCGTCTTGGTGTAGAGCATGGTCTTAGTGCGCCCGAACCGGCCAGCTGCCTCATAGGTCTTGACGTACCCGCTGCTGGTGCCCCAGCCGTCCGATGTTCCCGGCCATCCGTTGGTGGCTTTGTTCCGCTTGATTTCCACGCGGGGCGCTGTCCAGGGCAGCAGCCCCGGCAGGGTGCGCACATCGCCCACCCCGTTGGCGTCGGTCCGGGTGATGGCGGTGATGGTTTCCAGCGTGGTGATGGCCAGCTGTAGGGCCCCGTTGTCGGGGTCCTGGGTGATGTTGATTGTGGTCATGGGAGGGGCACACCTTTAGTCAGTTTCTCCACCAGCACGGTCTGTTGGCGGGTGGCGGTCAGCTGGGCCATTTCCATCTGGTAGCGCCACTTGGCCCCGGCATCCATGTACGGGGCCACGGGAACGTTTACGGGGTTGCCCAGCCCATCAAGCTCGTTCTTTGTTTTCTGCACATCGTGGGCCTTGACGTACGTGTCCACGTTCTCGGGCACCAGCCCGTAACGGTCGGCCAGTTTCTTGGCCTCCACAGATCCCATACCGGCAGCGTCGGCTGCCGCCAGGAAGTTGGCGCGGGCCTCTTTGGTCTTGGCTGCCACGGTGGCGGTGCTGGCCCCCTGGTCAATCTGGGCATCGCGCAGCGCGTTGGACTTCTCGGCCATGTCCACCAGGGTCTGCTGGTTGGCTTTACCGGCTGCGGTGTGCAGATCCAGGCCCTTGCCGTTGGCCTTGATGTCCTTGATGCCCTGGGCCATCGAATCGTTATAGGCAATCTCAGCGCCCACCCCGGACAGCGCAGCCCCGCTGGCCTCCTCCAGGGCCCTGGCTTGTTCCTCAAGGGCCTTGTTCTTGGCCTCCAGCGCAGCGGTGCCATCGTCCACGGCGGCTGTCTCGATGCCGTAGATTTCCACCGCGCTCTGGGTGGTCTTGATGTTGTCCTCAGCCTGGCCGCGCAGATCCCCCAGGGCATCCTGCTGGGTCTTGGCTGCCTGCGCTGCGGCATCCAGCACCGGGATCCCATCGTTGGTGTAGGTGGTGCCCTGCTGGATCTTCTCGGACAGCTTCTGCCAGGCATCGCCCGTCTTGTCCAGGAACGTCCTGGAGTCCTCGGCCGATCCGGCAGCAGCCTTGACGCCCTCCACCGCATCCACCCCGGCAGCCTTGGCATCCTTGGCCGTCTCCTGGAATTTCGTAGTGGACTCGTCAGCCCAGAAACTCAGCCAGTTGTCCTCCATCACCTCGCGTCCCCACGTCTTGATGGTGTCGCCGTAGTCCAGCTTGGACAGGTCGCCGCCCACCTGGGCGATGGCGTCCAGCATGTCCACTGACTTCTGCTTTAGCGCGGTCGCGTTCTCGGCGCTCTCCTGCATAGCGGTGGTGGCCATCCCGATGCCAGCGGCCAGGGCCACCCCGGCCACCAGGCCAGCGGGCCCGAACCCCTCCAGCATCTCGGCAGCCAGGCCCTGGAACCCATCGGCAATGCTGGCAGCGGATCCGTCGAAGCTCGCCGCCACCTCCTTGGCGTTCGCGTTGGCGTTCTCCTTGAACGTGTCCGCGCCCTCGCTGGCGTCCTTGAACCCATCCTTGGTGGACTTGCCCACCTTGTCCCCAGCTGCCTTGGCATCCTGGCCCAGCTCGCGGAAAACCTTGGATCCCTTATCGCCCAGGACATCAGCTGATTTGGCCGCTGTCTTGACCTCATCCCCGATGCCCTCGATGCTCCGGCCGGCCGATTTCGCACCGTCCTTGAAAGCGTCCCCGATGCGGTCCCCAGCCTGGTCTGCGGCCTTGGCTGACTGCTCCATGCCCCTGGCCATCAGGTCGCTGTTTTTGTCCCCCGCCTGGCCCATCGCGTCCAGCTCATCGGCCACCGCCTCCAGCTTGTCGCCGATGGTCTTAGTGCCCCGTACCACGTCCTCGACATCGGTCAGGAACTTGACCTCAATAGCCATCTAGCTGCCCTTGTTCTCCAGCGCCTGGCTGGCCTTGTAAACGATCGTTTGAACCCACAGCGCGATCATGCGCGGGGCGGTGTCAGACCACGCTGGGTAGACCACCCTGCCCCGGTTGGTGGCAGCTGGCAGCTGGCGCTTGGTGTGCCTGGTGACGCTGGCGCTGCCGCCCTGCTTGGTCCTGCGGGTGTAGTCGGTCTGGTGCTCTGGCTCGGTGGTGCCGAACTCCCACGCTCTGGCGTCGGTGTCGGGCACCAGGGAGCCGCCAGGCAGTGCCCGCCTGGAGCTGGCGGCCACCACCTTGGCGGGGTTGCCCGGCACCGCCCTGGCACCTTTGGCCAGCACCAGGGCATCCATCTTGGATCCGGCAGCGGATGCCCTGGCGGTGATGGCCTCCCGCCAGATCGTATTCAGCTCGGCGCGGGTGGTCCGGTTGATGTCGTTTTTGACTTCCCGCCCTACTGCTTTCATCGCCAGTACAGCCCCGCGGAATTCCGCCAGGGATTTGGCGCTGGGCTGCACCGGCATGGGGGTTACGGCTCCGGTGTGATGGTGGCCAGGCCATCCACCAGCAGGGTGGCACCAGAGACCGTGGTGGCCTTGGCGTCGCCGCCCAGGGTGCCGGGGGCCTGGAATGTGACATTGGCCGCCACCTTGGGGGTGGTGCCGCCCTTGGGGTAAAACTCGACTTTGCCCTTGGCCCCGTGGTTGGTCCGCAGGAACAACCACAGCGAACCCGTTTTGAGGTCCTGGCCGATGTTCAGTGTGATGTTCTCAGTCTGGGCCCCCACGTTCTGCTGGACAGCGCCGCTGATGGGTTCCCAGCTCTTGGCGGTCGCCGTGGCCCCCAGCGTGATGGAGTCCACCGCATCGGCAAACTCGGTCAGCACCCCTGCGCCCACTGCCGCCTTGAAGCTCGCGTTCTTGATTTCCAGGATGTTATGCCCCATTGTCGGGTTCCCTTTCGGTAGTTACTGCTGTCTTGTATGTGTCGGTGCTGCGCAGCTGCGCGGTGATCTGCCAGCCGCTCAGCACCTTGTCAAACACCATCCGCTCAGCCTTGGCCCAGCTCGCGGCGTCCAGGCGCTGGATGCTGGTTAGCAGCTCGTCCAGCAGGTCCTCGGCCTCGGCCTCGGCCTCGGGCCCGGCTGTCTTGGAGCAATACAGGTTCACGGTCAGCCGGTGCACCAGCACCAGCCCATCCCGCTCCAGGTCGGTACGCCACACCGACACAGCCGGGGCCCCCTTGGCCACCTGCTTAGGTGTCCAGGGGAACGGCTGCACCACCCAGGCGGGGTGGTCTGTTGCGATCTGTTCCGCCACCAGGGCCCTGGCGGGGGCGCTCACAGCAGCCCCGCCAGGGGGCTGGTCTTGGGTTTCATCAGGCCCCTGGCCTCCATCACCAGCGGGTAAGTGGAGAACTGGAAACCATCGGGCCCGAACGTGTCACCGTCGCCGCCACGCTTGCGGGCCCACAGGTGCTGGGTCAGCATCACCTGGGCCAGCCCGTAGCGCTCCGGTGGCGGATCCAGGACGTTCGCTGGGCCCACGTACTCCACCAGCAGCTCGTGGGCCACGGCCAGCAGCCTGGTCAGCTGGGCTGCCGGGGGTGAATCGGTCCAGTCCTCTGCCACCTCGTCGGTGTCAGCCCAGCCAACCACGGCCACGCTTAGGCCCCTGCGGCGATCTTGACGGCCTTGATGCCCTGCGCCTCGGACTGGAAAGCGTAGTAACCGAACACGCCCGTAGTGATGCCACCGTGCGCGATGTCCTGGGCCTCCACGCGGATGGGTGCGCCCGGCAGCTCGTGCGCCACCACGGCCTGCTTTGCACCGACGATGACCTGGCCAGCCATGCTGGTCACGGAGTCGGGGGCACCGACGATCTGGAAGTTTTCAAGGCTGCCGCCCTCCAGACCCAGGGACGCCTGGAGGAACGCCAGCTTGGCGGTGTCCAGGGTGTCCAGCATTTCCTCGTAGTAGTCGCCGCCGACGATGGCGAACGTGGGAACGCCGAACTCCAGCACCTGGCGGGCACCCCGGATCAGGGCCTTGAACGGGGTGCTGCCAGCGGGCACGGTGGACGCTGTACCGGCTGCGGCCTGGATGGCGGCCAGGGCCTTGGCATCCATCTTCTTGGCGTAGTTCTTGGCGCGGGCTTTGTAGAAAGAATCCCAGAATGCGGGGTTGCGGAAGTCCGAATGGATCCGGTCAACCAGGTGGGCGGATGCCAGGCGTGATGCCTGGGTGGGGATCTTCTTGGCAGTGACGGGGTTGCTGGTCACCTCGGCCAGGTCGCCTGCGTAGTCGAACACGTCCGGTTCATCATCCCAGCCCCACTGAATGATTTCGGTGCTGGTCAGGTCGGCGTGGCCGATCAGCGGCATGAAGCGCTGGGCGTAGTCCCGGCCGGTCCACAGCTCGCCTGCGTAGTTGGGGGTGGCGACGACGTCGAACACGTCGCCGCTGGTGACTCCCGACAGGGCAGCCATCAGGACGTGGGGCTCGGCGTTGGCGTTGTCCGCCAGGGCAGCGGTCAACAGATCCATGCCGGACTCGCGCACCGTGGTGGTGGCGGTCAGCGGGGTGTTGCCGGGGGCCTGGGGCTCCGATGCTGTGATGGTGGGCTGGGGCACGGTATCTCCTGCGTTGTTGGGTGTTGCGGGGTCTGTGGGGTTATCGGGCTGCTCGGCCGCCAGGGACTCGGCCAGGGCCTGGGCGTTGTCCGCCAGCTCCTGGGCCTGGGCCGCCAGCTCGCCGTGGTCGGAAGCGATCATCAGGGCATCGGGGTAGGCGGGCTTGACGCACACCCCGGCACCGGACAGCGCACCGGCCAGCAGCTTGCCTGCCCGGATCACGGGGTTGGCAATCTCCACGCTGATGCCCCGGCGTGCGCCCAGCTTGGCCTCGGTGTAAGCGTCCCGCCCTGCCGTGGTCGGCAGGAACCGGACGCTTGCCAGCAGCTGCTCGGCGCTGTCCGTCAAGCTGGCGAAGAATCCCACCGGCCGCTGCGCCTCATGCTCCATGTTGATGCCGCAGCTGGCCGGATCCTGGGGCAGCGTGATGGTGTTGGCGCTGGCCGTCACCTTGCCCAGGCTGGTGGATCCCTCCTGGCCATACGGCAGCAGCACATAATTCAGCACCAGATCCTCGTCAGGCTGGCTGGCCAGCAGCTGGCCGGTGGTTAGCAGGGTAGTCAAGTGTCACTGTCCTATCGGTAGCGGGGTGGCGGTGCCGGTGTTTCCGGCTGCCGGGGTCATGTCGAACTTGGAGAAATCCCAATCCAGCTCCAGGCCCTCGGGGGTGATGTCGTCCTGGCTCAGCCGCTGGCTGATGGGCATTGTGAATAGACCCTGGCTCAGCCGCAGAAATTCATTGGCATCTTGGAGCGTGTTGCTGTAGGTGTCGCTGGCACCGCTGGCACCGTCCAGCAGTGAGGCATTCAGGTTCACGAAGTTGGCGAAGTCCACGCGGATGGCGTTACGGGCCCCGATCAGCATTGCGGCATCCTCGCCGCCCAGGTGCACGATCAGCTGCACCCCG